GCGCCCGCCGCCCCAATGTATGACGAGAAGCGCGACCGCCGCCGGCGCGACGAACTGGCGCAACGCTACGAATCCGACATCGCCGGCCTGCTGCTGTATTACGGCGAAGCCACCGACCGCAAAAACGAATGGGCGCAACGGATCAAATGCGACGCACTCATGCAAACCACCCACCTGACGCGGGTATTGAACGAGGTTTGGAATAATTTCATCCACGACGAGGAAAACCAAAGCCTTTCCGACTACGACTTCAAACAGGCCATACTCGAACTGAACCGCCTGCACTGCACGATTTCGGATGCGGTCAACGGCTGGTAAGCCCCGCACAGGCCGCCTGAATTTCAGACGGCCTCTTTTTTCTCAACCGGATAAAACGTAGAGATACCACGGAAAAAACGCTCACCGACCAAACCCTCGTCGCAAAGCGCGCCAATATCGTTTCGCGCAAAAATCCACCCACTCCAACGCCATTTGCCAAACACCTCATTGGCAACAGCCGTGGCCGTACAACCCGGATTGTTTCGGATATACGCCAAAACCGCTTTCTTATTCGAAGTTTCCATAATCTGTAATGTGTAAAATCAAAAAACCGCCCGAAATCTGCCGTTCGGACGGTTCTTTATCTTGGCTCGCACTCAAACAGGCAGCCGCAAGCCTTAGCTGCACCAAAAGAAGTCGGGCAACGCCGTATCAAGCCCTAATCAGAATAAAATAAAGCAGAAGAGCGTTTTGGGGCGTACGGTTTACGCTTAACCGATCTAGAAACCCGACTACACGCCGGGCAGATTGCGAAACGGCTCCAACAGCCGTCGAGCGGCACGCGGCAACCCGACCGCGCCATCTTCGCGGGTAGAATACAAATACCCGACCGTCAGCAAAATAGCATTGCGGATAGAAGAATTCAGCACTACACCATCAGCCTTACCTGCTTTAGCAGCTTCACTTGCCGCCGCCTCGTCTTGATACAAAGGGCGGTTTAAATATGCCGCACAGTCAGACACAGCCGCCTCGTAATAAAGACGAATCAAGTCGTCCTCATCATCCCCGTCAACACGAAGATGAAGCTTGACCAATTCGAGGGTTATCATTGCTGCTCAGTCTGTTGACTGCCCTCAGCACCGCCTTGACCCTCGCCCTGACCTTCGCCCTGACCTTCGCCCTGACCTTCGCCCTGACCTTCGCCCTGACCTTCGCCGGTCTGCTGAATATCGGTTTCGTTACCCGTACCACCATCCTGCTTATTGTCGGACGGCGGGTCTTCAGGCAGCTTCGAATCGCCTTTTTTGCCACCAACACAGCCTGCTTCTTTCGCAGCCTCCAGCAATTCAGCCGGCACTTCATCGCCTTTTTCATACTGCACAGGATAAATTTCCCCATCGGGAACGCCTAAAAACGGTTTGGTAAATTTAGCCATAACGCTTCCTTTGTTTTAAATAAAATGCCGTCTGAAAACTAAAACGCCGCTACCCATACAGGCAGAAGCTCGTTTTCAGACGGCCTTGTTTTACATTACGCCGCTACTTTCAGCAGCACACAGGCTTCAGGATTGTCCACACCGCCGCCGACACGTTTAGTTGTATAGAACTGAACAAACGGCTTGTTCGTGTATGGGTCACGCAGAATGCTCACGCCCTTGCGGTCAAGAATCATATACGCGCGGTTGAAATCGCCAAAAGCGATACACAACGCATTCGCGGCAACATCAGGCATATCGGCGACTTCATAAACCGGATAGCCGCACAACGTGGACGGCTGGTCTTGCTGATAGCTCGGCTGCCACAGGTAATTACCCTGACCGTCTTTCAGCTTGCGGACGGCGGCAAGCGTTTTGCGGTTCATCATAAAGCCCGCACCTTGCGAGTATTCGGCAGGCAGCGAATAAACCAAATCAATCACCGAATCGGCAGTAACCGCTGTCGCATTGCCGGATTTGACAACCTTGATTGCGCCCAACGGGTGCTTGGTTGCATTAGTACCGCCTTCTGCATAGGTCAGCAAGCCGGTCGGTTTGCCTTTTTGACCGTCGCCGCTGATAAAGGCTTTGTTTTCGGCCACTGCAAACTCGGTTTTCACTTCATCGGCAAGGAAAGCTTCGAGATTGATTTCGGCGTCATCCAGCATCTGCTGTGTTGCGGCAGGATTGGCGTAAATTTCGCCCGTGTCGAAGTCCAAAGACTTGAACGTCGGCGTATCGGTTTTGGCGCGGGCATCTTCTTCACCCACCCAACCGCTGCCCGCGCCGTGCATATTGTACAGCTTGCTGAATTTCGGCTTCGAGGTCGTCTGAACCTTAAACAGCTTACGCAGCGGCGATACGGTACGCAGCTTATCGGTGATGGTGCGGTCCCATTCCTTCGGCACCAAATAGCCACCGTTGGAATCGTCAGATTTTTTCAAATCCGCGCGCACTTCGCCGGACTTCATAAACGAAACAGTCGCGTCAACAGCCGCCTGAGCTTCCTTATCGAGCTTACCCGAGCCGCCATTCATCTGCGCGGCGGCCATTTGTACAGACAAGTCGTCGATAGAGGCTTGGAGTTTGGAAATTTCGGCTTCGGCTTTGGCTGAAGAAGCTTTGGCTTCTTCACTGCCTTTCTGCAAAGCGGCAATTTCTTTTTCTTTGCTGTCTTTGAACGCAGCAAAGGAACTGTTCAATTCCGCGAGCAACGCGCCCACATCAGGCGCAGTATTGCCGGCATCGGCAAATGCGGCAAGCAAGCCGCGGGCGATCATCATTTTTTTCATGGTTTAACCTTTCATGGTTTGAATTAAATTTTGCAAGGCTTGCGCCGTCTTCAAATCGCCGCCAGCGCACGGCTTGACGGCAGGTTCGGCAGCGCGGGGCGTGCCGTGGAATAAGTTGTTGAACACATCGCGTCTTTGGGCGCGACTGTATCCCTGTTGCGCGAGGCTTGACTCAATCAGAGCCATCGCTTTTTTCTGTTCGCCGTCGCCGGACTGCTCAATTTCCTTCACATCGATTTCGCCGTCGGCAAAACCATCTTCAAGGGCTTTCGATTTTCCAATCCAGCCTTCACGATCCATCATGCCGACGATTTCCGCTTTCGACAGGCTCGAACGGGCGGAATACAAATCAGCCATTGCGTCATCAATCTGCGTCAGCGTGTCAATACTGCCCGCCAAATCGTGCCGGTTGCCAATCGCAAGGCTCCATGCGTTGTGTATCATCAGGAACGACCCTTCGCCCATCAGAATCTCGTCGCCCGCCATCGCAATCACGGAGGCGGCGGAAGCAGCAAGGCCGACAACCTGAACCGTTACCTTGGCCGGATGTTGCGCCAATAGGTTGTAGATGGATATACCCTCGAAGTAGTCCCCGCCCGGGCTGTTGATGTTGACAACAACCTCTTTATCGCCGATAGCACGCAGCGCGGCGGCAACGCGTTTGGCCGTTACCCCTTCGCTCCAAAAGCTCTCGCCGATTTGGTCGTACATCGTGATGACATTGTCGGTTTCGGTTTTCGCCTTAACCCCGCTGTCCCAACGGTTCGCCGCATCAGGGCGCATATCGAAAGACAGCGATTTCGGCATGGCAGACAACGCACTAATTTGCGGCAGTTTTTTCAGGCTCATAATTCTTTCCTTGTTGCGCCTGCCGCAAAGTATCGGCAGACTTATCTGTTGATTTCGGCAGGTCGGAAATTTCGCGCACTTCGTTTTGCGTCATCCATGCGCCGTGACCGCCACTACCCAAAGCTTTGGCAAAAAATTCCGCCTGATTCTCCAAGCTGCCGCGCAACAACGCGCCGGCATTAAACTTGAATATCAAGCGGTCTTGTTCGGCGGGATTCAAAAGCGAACGGGTCAACGCCTGCTCCCACATTGTGAACCAAGGAAGAAGCCCGTATTTCAGGAAAAACACCCCTAATTCACTGATACCGCTGCCCCATGACGTATCATCCATCATCAGCAACGGGCGCGGCACACCAAACATCCGCGCAATTTCCTCGATTTGATGGTTTCGGTTTTCAATATGCTGCGCATCAGAAGCAGTATTGCCCCATTTCTCCGCCTTCAGCCCCTCTTCCAAAATCATAAAACGGCCGGCATTCGCCTTGCCGCTATACCGCTTCTGCAACGATTCCTGAAGTTGGTTGTACGCCTTATCGCTCAACGCCTTGTCCGTTGCCAAATAGCCGCCGGCCATCACCCCTTCCGAGAAAATACGGCTCGCCGCATCCTCCGCATCGAAAGCAATCCCCAACGCCCGCTTCGCCAACTTCACGCGGCTCATTCCCTCCAAGCCGTCGTCGGTCAAATCGCGCAGGTGTAATATCTCTTCCGCCTCAAAATCCAGCAAACCGCCGTCTTTTCGCGTAACCACATAATGCACGCTCCAATCGTCACGCTGCTTGACCTGTACCGCAGTCGGATGAATCGGCACAAGCTGGATGACCTGACCGCGCGAACGGATAATGCGTGCATACGCATTGCCATATTGCAAGACATGGCTTTGCAGCAGACTTTTGAACTCATAGGCCGTCTGAAACTTATTCGGCTGCCGTTTCAGCAGTTTCCAGACAGGATGCTCCGTAGCAGTCTCACGCCCGTCATCGTTATGCAGCACATTCAACGGCAACATCCCGATACTTTGGCTGATTAAGGTAATACACCGATAAAGCGCGGCGTTGCACAAAGCCTGACGCCCATCAATGCCCACACCGCCGCCGATTTGACCGCTACGGATAAATTCCAACAACGCAGGGTCATTCAACCCCTCAAAAACCAAGCCGCCCGAGTCAGCACGCGGGCGGCTTTTGCTTTTGGCTTTTTTCTCTTTCGCCATATCCTATCTCACAACATTCTGATTCCGCGTGTTTCATAAACCGACGCACCTCTTGCAGTCGGATTCAGCGACAACAGCGACACCGCATCAAACATCGCCATCAGCGGGTCGATTTTCGCCGAACCGCTTGCCTGCTTGGTAATCAAAATACCATTGGCGCGAGGCTCGACGCGGGCATTACCGACCACCCAATTCATCATCGCGCTGCCGCTATGGATAAAACAGCCTTCCGCGAGCTTGCGCTCCGCCGTCTTAATAGCCGCGCCCAGCTTCCAACCCTGCGACACGCCGACCACCGCATCTTCCGGAACGCCATATTCCAACATCGCGTCCAAAATCGCACCGACCCCGTGCGGGTCAAGGCCGCATTTATCCAGCAAACCGCTCTGATAAACCCGAGCCGCCAACCCCGCTACTTCATCGCTGTCATCGCCGATGCGGTGGACAATCGTCAAATCCCCCTGCTTGGCAAAATCCAACAGCACCGGCGCGATTTCCTTGCGCCGTTCCAATACCGACGGATGCGCCCAAGCATGAAACCACGCCGCCCACATCCGCGGATTGTCCTTCAGACGGCCAACGGCAGAAATCCCCAGCAAGTCATCCAACCCGCCGCCGTCCACACCAATATCGATGACTTCGCAGTGTTCCAGCATCCAATCCAAGTTGATTTCGGGACGGTTGCCGTTTTCCTCCCAAAATTCTGCACCCGCCCATCGGTCATTTCTCAAATTCATGCCGACTTCGACATTCAGATGCTTGGCGTAAAACTCCATCAACGCTTCGCCGCCCTTGCTTTTAGCTTTGGCAAGCATCCCCGTTAATGTCTGCGTATCGACAGACGCGCCCAAATTAGGATTTGTAATGTAGAAATTCTCAGGATTTTCGTAAGCCTTACTTTCCAACATCGCCTTCGGGAATTCATACAGCACAGGCATATATTGCGGGTTGATGATTTTCCCGTCCCGAACATCACGCGCCAAATCCAATTCAGCCTTAAACACACCCGCCGGCGGCTCGGGTGTCCGCCGAGAAAACCTCATCACCAAACCCCCGCC